TTCGTCTTTTTTCTTAAAGGGCAGCGGGTTGCCATTTAACTTATTAAACCTTGGGTAATGTTTAATATAATAGTCAGCTACATACATCTTATGTGCCTTAAGATGCGCATGAAGGCTTTTTTCTGAGTCAAACTCAGCTTCACATTCTTTGCATTTATAAGACATCTTCAATACCGATCCCTAGAACACGAGCCTTCCATGCGGCCATACCTTCGAGACGCTGAGCCTCTTCTTTAATTACTTCCTTTTGCATTTCAGCTATTCTAACCATATTTTGTCGCTCTTCTTCTTCCTGAAAAAGCTGAACTATAGAAAGAAATGAAGCTGTATCTTTTTGCTTGCTAGCTAAACGAGCCCCACGATCCCCCTGAAGTTTTTTTGTAAGATTTTCAATACGAGTTTCACACTGGTGATACTCTGAACTTTTGGCTTTGATAATCTCTGCTAATCTAATACTCATCTCATCTTGATCGTCCGCAGACTCAAACATATCGTTTAGTTTTTGTAGGTGAGAGGTAATAAGCTCTAAATTAATAATTTCTTTACATACGTTCATGTAAAGGTTTAGTTCGTCTGGAGTAAGGTCTGGCTTGTCCCAAGTCAGCCGAATAAATTCTTGCTCAAATAATTCTTTATCTCTTGCGTTTATATAGTTATTTACAATAGCAACAAATCGAGAATTCGATAAATTCACCCTTAACTTATCGCAGCAAGTATGCTGGTTTCTAGACATTTTACCGTCCTCTAAACCGTATCCAGTTGAGTCGTTAATTTTTTTGATTATTCTAGAAACTGCTTGAGGAGCAATATAATTTCCAGCAGAATCCTCCCCCTTATCTTTTTCTTCTTCTTTGCCTTGGTTTATTATTTCATTTACAGAGCGCCATTCTTTAGACAATCTGGTTACTTTAGTCTGAAATATAATATCAGCTATTTCTGAAGTATTTAATTTGTCTTGTTTTAATTCTTCGACTTTTTCTAACTGCTCTTGAGAAAGAGATATTTCTTTTATCTTTTCCCGTTTTGTCGTTTTAGCCTTTAGACCATTTTTGGCCAAAAATTTACTGACACTGCGCCCTTCTTTTGATCTCCCATCAAGCTCGTCATTATTAAATACCTTTTTTGTAATGTTGATGATATTCGGATCGTCTTCAAACATATTTAGGATAAATTGTTTTTGATGGTCTGTTAATTCAATCATACAATATCCTTATTTTTGATAATTTGTTTGGCTTTGTCTTGAAAAATTTTTTTCAAATTCTTGATTTGCTTGTACCCCGCTGATCTCCTTTTTTCTGTCGTCTTAAATCCTAAAAATCTTGCGACCTCTTCTTCGGGCTTGTTTTGCATGAAGAGCATTTTAAAAGCTGTGAATTGCCTCGGTGTAAGTTCTTCTTTTATTTCACTCGAAAGCTTGAGCGTTGCCAACTCTAAATCAAGAAATTCATCTTTTCTTTCATTCACTTCATGAGTGTGGTGCTCTATTGTAACGGCAAGCTTGATATCATAGGCGGCTTTTTTCTTAGACTCCCAACCCTTATATTCCGAACAAAGATTGTCTTGTATTCCGCTTTTTGTTTTGCTGCAGCTATCGCCTCCAAGATTATACTTGCACTTTAAACATGGTCTGGTATAATTACCGTAATGATTGCGCAGTAAGTTTTTAAATTGATTAGATACAACTCTACTTAACCAAGGTTCGATTGGTTTTGATTGATTCCATAAATGCCACTTTTTATATATGTGGCACATAATAGTTTGTTTAATATCGTCGTAGTCGATATAAGCTAAAGCGTCTAAATCCCATTTTGATCTCTTACGTTCTAAAGCTACTTCTATTTCTTTGAGCTTGTCTTCGAAACTGTACATTACAAATCATTAATGTCTCTAACTGTTCTTTTCTTCTTAATTAAAGGGCGTTTGCCAGCAAGAGAACCCATTGTTTGCTGCACGTCTGCGCCAAAATTTTCGATTTCGTATTCAAACCTTGTGATCTGAGGTACATATTCTGCATCGGTCTCATCTTCACTTATATCTTTAATTTTTTTAACTTTTCTACTGATTGGCGAATCTGCGCTTGCATGAGATGAATCAAACGAGCTTCCACAATCAGAACAAAACTTGGGCGGGCTGAATTTATATTCAACCTTCTTACCACAATCTGTACAAAACTTAATAGCCATAAATTATTATAAATTTATTTTAATTATTCTCAAGTTTTGATACGATAAATTTTACAATTTTACTTCTCTTTATGTCTGCTGTGGTGAATTGTTTGCATATTACTCCATTTTCTACAGAGTCTTCGCTATCAAACGTTTTGAAAATTTCAGTAAAGCCGCTATTATTAATGTCGCTTTGCATAATGTCCCCGCATATAATTATTTTTGAATCTTCTCCTATTCTCGTTAAAACAGTCACTAATTCACTATAAGAGAAGTTTTGAGCCTCATCAATGATTACAATTGTATCGTCCCAGTTCGCACCCCTTACATAATTAACGGGCATGCAATCAAACATATTTTTTTCTCTTAAAATCTTAATATCAGAAACATTAAGCATTTCATCGAGCTTATCGTAAAATGGACCTGCAAAAACTGCAAACTTTTCTTCCAAAGACCCTGGCAGCGCACCCATGCTTCTCTGCGCGCTCTCAGCTATGCTCCTGATGTATAAGATTCCCTTTTCAAGGTTAGCATCCATTAACATTTGTAACGCTGAATAAACAGCCATATAGGTCTTAGCGGTTCCAGCGGGTCCAGATAAAAACATGAGTTTGGTCTCTGGGTCAAGAGCTGTTTTTAAAAAATCGACCTGGTTTTGGGTAAACTTAAATTTACGTTCCTTGAATCTTACCTTGTGACTCAATTGTTTGAATTCTAAATCCGACATCCGACATATATTACACTTCAAAATCGCAACACTCTGTTGCAGATTTTAAAATATAAAAATAAAATTTAAGTATTGAATGATGATAAGTCGGCTTCTGTCAATGTGTAACCCGTTCCTCCGTTGCCAGCTTGAGAATCTGAAGTAACAATCATTGCATTCAATTGAGATATTTGGTTACCTATATTTGTGCCAGATCCTGCTCCACCATATGTCCAAACAGTTAATAAAATAAGCTCTGGCCCATTGCCCAAATCTAAAATTAAGAAGGCTGGGTTTCCACTGTCTCCTATTATCTTAGATTCATAAAACAAAAGCCTTGTTGCGTCCGTTGGCACCGCAAAAGAAGAAGAATTACTCAAGCTGTAAAGATTAGTTATTATAGCTTTTTCTTCTTGATCTAAACATAATGTGGGTGGCCTGAATTGATTAAGATCTTGATTCGATAAATAGGTTGCGTAATTACTTGGCAACACCTTACATGGCGCGACTTTATCGCTGGGTAAGTCGCTGTCTAGACAATAAACAGTCAAGTCTGGATAATAAGGGCTATAATCTGGATGTCTAACTTTAGAGACAACAGTCCTTTCATAAACTGTGTTATTTCCATCTTGCGAAACAAAGTACACCTTAGTTCCAACGCCATACTCATAATGAGCAGCATTTAAAATATGCCTTGGCGTTATAAGTGTGCCAGCTTTTCTGTTGTTGCTGTTTGAGTTGGAGGGCGAAATGCAGGTTATATCAATATTAGAACACCAGACATCTGCGTTTCTGGTGAATGTATCTGTAGAGTGGTCTTGCGAGGCAAATATGTGGAAATTATCGTCTACATTTTTACCCGAAATTGCAGTGTCTATATTAGCAGCCGCATCTAAAATAATCTCAGGCGGCTCTGGTTCTGGCTCTGGTTCTGGCTCTGGCTCTGGTTCTGGTTCTGGCTCTGGCTCTGGTTCTGGCTCTGGCACAATAGGCACAACATAATCAGAATAGCTTGGAGCCACCCCTGTTGGTACATTCAAGCCATATCCGACATAGTCAACAGATAATTGGACAGTATCTGAGGGTGTAGCGCTTATTTTTTGAGACCTTAAACTAGCATTTGGGATAGTGAATGTATTTAAATAAGCGCCAGACGAATCGACTAAAGAAAACGATATATTTCTGTTAAATGTCTCGTCTTCTAATAGTCCTGTCATGTTTTCAAACTCCTGCTCTATCATTTCGATATCTGCCGAAACTGAATACTTTATAGGAGTTAGTATTTTAGATGATGATGATTTTATCGATTCTATTTCGTGGGTTGGTGTGCAGTCAAAGTCTACAGAGTAAGAAAAACTAGTAACCGCAGAAATAGTATTGTCTAAATCCAAAACTATACTTGTCGGATTAATGTTTTCTTCAGCGTTATCCGAATACGCCGAATTCTCTCTTAAAGCCGTAGCTGGCTTTATATCTCCATAGATATTTAGATCTACGGATAATGTAGGTATATCTTGGGGGCTTAAGGATATTTTATAATTTTTTACAACAGCTTGGTCAAAATCTAACCCATTTTCTCCATATATGAATTGCCCCGAAAGATCGGCGTACCCAGTCAGCTCTTGAATAAATTCTCTACCTATGCATTTTTTAGATATTGAACAGGTCGCCACATTTGGTTTATTTATTTTTCTGTTAATCCCTCTGTTAGCTAATAGCAATACAGCCTCTTCTTGTACCGTGTAATCGAATGATACATTAGTGATGCCTGTTAATAGAGTTTCCTGTAAAATTATTTTGGTTTCTTCCGAGCCATTAAACATAAACTCATTTACACTTTTTATTTTTAATTTTTTTTTCTTTTTTCTTTGTTTTTAAGTGTAACACTATTCACCTCCATCTGCTTAATCGCGTGGTGTGTTTTGCTATTCGGTCGCATAGAATTTTAAACCCCATTTTCTTGGTTCTCAAGATTATGGGGTTTTTTGTGTGTAATACAATATAGTATATGAGCGCAGAAAATATCCATCTTCTAGAAAAAGAAATACACCAAACATTTAATTGGGACGACGATACTGTAAACTCTTTTACAAGTCGGATAGATTCTCTTTTGGTTTCGTATCCAATAAGCGAATCTCAAAACTTTCATATGTTTACTCATGTTATACAAGAGTTAAACAGAAAATTAAATAAATTTGGCCTCGCTGATAAGATAGCTCATCCTATAGATGCGGGATTTAGACCCCAAGACGTTACTGATTTTTTTACAGATTATCTACGACTTGAAAATGGCAACTTTATTTTGCAAGAAAATGCATTTAAATTGATCCTAGAATCTACACCGTAACTGAAGGCGGTCTTTCGGCTTACACAGTTTATTAATAAACTAATTTTAATTTAATTTTTGCTTTTAAGTGTAATATAACACGCAGATGCTTATAAAGACAACAGAAACGAATAATAGACCACAATCAAGTATTGGGGCTTTCGTTGTGTAGTTTTTTATAACTCTCCGAATCAACTTAGCCCCGACTTGTAAAAAAGTTGGGGTTTTTGTTTTTGGGGTTGACATTTTATTTTTTATATACATAGTGTTTGTTATTGATCTTTGATAGTTTATTTTTTTGAAATTTTTATGTAGGGAGGTTAGGTAGCCAACGGAGTCTCATAAGCTTCGTGAGCAGGTTCAATTCCCGCCCCTGCAACCATTTAAGCCCCTATCGTCTAGTCTGGTTAGGACACCGCGTTTTCATCGCGTCAACCACGGTTCGAATCCGTGTAGGGGTACTTAGGTCGCATAGTTTTAATTGGCAAAACAGCTGATTTGTAATCAGCCTTTCTCGGTTCAAATCCGAGTGTGACCTCCATTTTTAGAGAGATGGCTGAGCGGCTTAAGGCGGCAGTCTTGAAAACTGTTGATGTGAAAGCATCCGTGGGTTCAAATCCCACTCTCTCTGCCATTTTTAAGCAAGTGAGGCAGATACGGTTAGCTGCACCAGACTGTAAATCTGGCACCATTGGTTTTACAGGTTCGAATCCTGTCGCTTGTACCATTTTTTATTGTTCAGTGGTAGATAGGTAATACAGCGGACTGTTAATCCGTGCTTCGGCAATGCTGGTTCGAATCCAGCCTGAACAGCTTTTTTTGCATTTGTCGTATAACGGCTATTATGTCTGGCTTCCATTCGCTGGCCCAGAAGATGAGCGTTCGATTCGCTCCAGATGCACCACCTTTAAACACCTTTAGCTCAATGGTAGAGCAGTTGACTTTTAATCAATTGGTTCTGGGTTCAAGTCCCAGAGGGTGTACCATTTTATTGGTTCGTGGTGAAGCGGCCTAACACAACTGGTTTTGATCCAGTCATTCGCAGGTTCAAATCCTGCCGAACCTGCCACCTTGTCCTATATCCTCTCCTGCATACGAGCAGTGATGGTTACTCGCCCGAAAGACCTTACGGGGAGCAGTGGGTTGATCACCACTGGGGCGTTTTTTTTAATAGTTCCAACGCTTTTCAAGAAGTATTGGGTAATGATCCACCATTCCAATAGGGGGAAACTAAAAAAGTAGTGTAGAACGTACCAAGATCTGAGGCCAGTGGAATAGGCGTTGATTGAGCGGCATGCTGTTAGATCGATCATTTGTCATACAAGGTAACTTCTCTACGTCATCTATTGGGTTAACTATTATTAAAGTAGACCTGCCATGCCTCTTAATGACGAAATTCGGACATATGTGCCGTGAGAGTCGAAAGACTCCTATATCATTGATGCACACTTTGGCGAAAAAGTATAAGAATCTGATCAAATCTTATATTGGTGTTTTAGATTGAGTTCGTAATTCCTCTGCGACGGCGGGGGTTGATAATGAGGATAAGGATTGCGTAGCGGTCGACTCCCTCACACTTTTAGGGCCTTTAGCTCAGAGGAAGAGCAAACGACTCATAATCGTTAGGTCGAGATATCGTAATTCTCAGGGCCCACCATTTTTAGCTTGACTTTTGTTTTGGGGCTAATAGTATACACACTCATGGTAGAAGTTGAAGTTACAAAATTCATGCTTTATGAAGCAAATCAAAGAAATAAAAAATTCTATGAAATGTTCGGACATACAGGCACTCACAGATCAAACAAACAAAGACAAAGAATAACTGGTTATCTAGCTGAAGCAGCAATTAGCAATACTTATGCAGATATAGTTTATGCCGAAGGTTATTCTGTTGATTTTGTTTTAAAAAACTCAGACACAATAGATTCCAAAGCTCAAGGATGCAATAGCAAACCAATGTCTAATTATAGTGCCACCCTATATGAAGAGCAAAAAAATAGAGACACCGATTACTATATTTTCAGTAGAGTCAAGAATGATTTTAGCGTTGTTTGGATATGCGGCATTATATCCAAAAAAAAGTTTTTCAAAATAGCTGACTTAAAGAAAGCTGGGACCAAAACCAATAATTTCACTTATGATCAAAGTAGATATGAAATCGAATATAATCAATTAGCGGATATTGACACTTTTTTGAACTGGCACAAAAAACAAACGCTCCGATAGTTAAAGGGATATAACACATGACTTCTAATCTTGCGTTCCAGGTTCGAATCCTGGTCGGAGTACCAATTTTAAAAATAAACTGAAATGAATAAAAATATATTATGGGTTATTGTAAATGTAGTTTAGTTGAATGCGATGATTTTCACTCTGTTGAAATCAAAATAGGTTCCAAATTAATTGAGAAAATTGTCGTCGAAGAAATTTGCGCTGATATCTTAGATGTTGATGATATACTCATCAAGAGAAATAAGGTGGGACAATTTTTAGATTATGAGATTCTGAATAAAGAAAAATACTCATCAATCTTTCAAAAAAATTATTTTAAAACTGTTTTAAACGCAGATAGAAATGATTTTTACAACACTAAAGAATTAGCTTCATATTTAAGAGGCTTGGGGCTTTTTGGGCAAGAGGGTATCGAAGATAAAAAAGTTTGGCAATTATTGTTTTTCACTAAGTTGGGATTAAAAAAAATAAAAGTCCCTTTAAGTTATGAAGGTAATGGTTATTTTTGTTTTACCGCCAAAAAAGAGTTAAACTTTTTAGCCGAAAAACTATCTAAAGGTAAGTATACTCGACACGTTTTTTCGAAAATAAAAATTCCAGAATCAAGATTAAAGGAACTAGAGGAAGAGGGTTGGGTTGTGCCAGATGGGAAAAAGCATGTATTAATATATACCGACGAAGAAAATCAAAAGGGGGTATGCAAAACTTGTGGTGGTATTTTCCCCCTTTCAGAATTCGATTCACGTATCTTGAACGGTATTACTTATTACAATTATAAATGCCAAAAATGCAAAAGCACTTATGCAAAAGAGCGGTTGCAAAATGAAGCCCCCGCTGAAAGAAAGCGTAGGCTCGAATCATCAAAGAAATGGAGGGATTCGCCACAAGGCAAAGAAAAAAGACGACAACTAAACCAAAAACCAGAATACAAAATACACCAAAACGTTAGAAAGAGACTTAGAAGTTTCATAAAGACTCCAGAAGATAATTATAAAAAAGAAATAGGTTTAACAAATAAAGAACTCAAACGCCATCTTGAATCTCAATTTCAAGAAGGTATGACTTGGGATAACTATGGAAAATCTACGTGTGATGATAAATGGCAGTATTGGACAATAGACCACATTATTCCTGTTTCGAAGGGTGGCACTAACTACTATACTAACTTGCAACCTCTTTGGTTTAGAGATAACGTTTATAAATCAAATAAAATGCCTTTTTAGAAATAGGGTCTGGGTTTTTTTCGCACTTAAGTAATTTGCTATGGTGAAAATGTGTTGAGACTTTTAGAAAACCCTCCCCCCCGCTTGTTCTGTGTTTCCTTGGGCGCATTTGTTTAACAATAGGGTAGGGTAATCGCAAAAAAAAAATTGTTTTTTTTATCTGAGGGCTTGACATCGTGCGCGAAATTTTACATTCTATAAAGCATGAACATAATAGAAAACAAATCCGCTCTCCTCACAACTGACAACTCAACTGTCTTCGTCATTGACGCATACGGCTTTTATCCACAAGTGCTTGTTTCCGATGATGACGGTCGCGAGTTCTTCGTCAAATACGGCGACTTGGAACAAGACGAGTTGATCGAGAGCGAAGAAGAAAAAGAAGAGAGCTTTCTTCGCGAAGAAAAATCTCTAGCTCGCATAGGTCGCTACTAAAAAAAATTAAAAAAACTTTGCGATAAGCTTGACAAGCCCCAACTTTTAGCCATACTGTTATACATGATCAAGCAAAACGAAATACAAGAAGCAATCGACTTCCTCACCCAAGCAAACTATAACCACAACCGCAAGCTAGGCGAAACTCCGAAGCGTCTTGCTCTAATCTTCGGAAAAGGAAAAGTTGAAATAATGGAAAAAAACTTTTCAAATCGCTTGACAATCGCACAAAAATAACCATACTATAAAACATGAATGAACAACTGCACTTCTCTCGCCAATACTGGGCAGCCCTCGATGAAATGGATTATGACTGGGCTGACTTCATCGCTTCTTGCTTAGAAGTTCGCGGCTTAGTCCGTCTCGAAAAATCCGAATGCAAATAATTATGAAAGATAAAATTACACGCGCAGAATATCAAAAGATGTGGTTCGCTCTCAACGATGGCATCATCACTGAAGAAGAATGGCGAGTGTTTTGCGACGCTCTTTTCGCTCAGACCCTTGAAGAAAATAAAGATGTGATGGTTCGCCTAAAGAATCGTTAAAAAAAATTAAAAAAAGTTTACGATAAGCTTGACATCACCGCTTGAATCCCTATTGTAGTATACATGATAAACAATAAAAAATACACAGTCACTACCGCAGATTTTTCTAACTCAGGCGAAATGCTTGAACAAGTCCGCGACTTTCCGAAGTCTCGCGAAGGTCTTGAGGCAGCTTATGAGTTCGCCCGCCCTTGTCAAGATTGGATGATCTGGTTCGGCAACGAAGTTGTCGACCAGAACCATTAGCCAACTTCGTAAGTCGTTGAATATCAGCGACTTACGGGGCGGCGCCCCCCCGCGCCGCGCAAGTCCTTGGTAATCAAGCACTTACGAAACCGCTGTTCAAACTCCGTGCCAATTTTAAAAAAACTTTTTTTTACTTTTTTTAAAAAAATCGCTTGACTTTCTCATTTTTATCCCCATACTGTAAGCATGATAACAAATAAAGAAATTGATTCGGTAATCGACCACCTCACACAGTCCAGCTACAACACACAGCGCGAGCTATATCCTAATATTCCCGCTAAGAATTGGGGCGCAATCTACGGTCGCACCGAGCAAAAAATAATGGAAAAAACTTTCCAAAATCGCTTGACAATCACACAAAAATAAACATTCTTTAAACCATGAAAGACACACGCAATCAATACCCACTCGACCAAGCTATCAATCTTGGCACAGTCTATCCATCCGAAGCTTATTGGAAAAGTTTCGAGAGCAGTCGCCAAGAGTTAGCCGACGAGGTTAATGGCGGTGAGCTTGGTAAGATAATCACAGTATTCGATAACAATCGAGGGGTTGAGCAGTTTTTTGCTCCCGCCCTAAATGCAACTTGGACTTATAACTTTTCTTGAAATATGAAAATTTGGGAAATTTTAGCTCTTGTCCTTTTTGGATTCATTATTGGCTTAGCAATGTTTGTCGGGCTTAAGCTCGACGACAAAGCTCAAGAGATAAAAGAAAACTCTTGGCACCGCTTCGAAGAAATCGACAATGCAATCAAATAATGGAAACTTTCTTTTTATACTTGGGAATGCTCGCTCAGATCGTAATGCTTGGCGCAATCGCGCTTGGCTTTGTTTTTGCTGTTTATAAAAAATAAAATGAAAATAACTATTGACAAAACGACCGCAATTTGTTTGACAATCGCGGTTTGCACTTACTTTGTGGCAAATAAAATTGGATGGTTTCAAAAAATGCTTGACACAGTTTCTGGCGCCGCCATAAAAGCAGTTATGTAAGTGCCTGAGTATCAACGACTTGCGCGGCTGGGGCCGCCCCCGCCGCGTAAGTGCTTGATATTCAACGACTTATGAAACTACTGTTCAAATGCCGTGCCAACTTTACCGCAAAAAAAAATCATTTTTTTTCGCCTAAAGGCTTGACTTATCGAAAAATTTTTTGTATGCTGTAGGCATGGAAAATAAAGAAATACAAGACGCAATCGACTTTCTCACGCAAGCAAACTATAACGCCAACCGCGAGCGCGGCGAATCACCTCGCCGTCTTGCCTTGGTTTACGGAGAAAAAAAAGTGCAAATAATGGAAAAAAACTTCTCCAAAGGCTTGACAATCGAACAAAAATAATCATACTATAAATCATGAATAAAACTGCAACACTAGACTTCGCCTCTCAAGTTAACATTCTCGCTATCGATAGCGAGTACCACATGGCTCTTGTCATGGATGAAGACGGAGGCGAGTTTGAAGTCTCGCTTAACCGTCTCGACAACATTCAAGACGAAATTCTCGACCTCTCACCGCTCGAACGGTGAGAGAAAAAAATTAAAAAAAAGTTAGATTAGCTCTTGACTTCCCCTCTCTTATCCCTATAGTAGTAACCATGACAACAAACAACCAAACCTACAAACTAGAGATGCTACCAACTGCATCTTCTCGCAAAGTTAAAACATTCCACTTCGGCAAATGCCGTGAAGGTCTAGAGGCGGCTTATAGCTACAGTTCAAACGCTTGTGCTTGGCGTATCACTTGTGCAGGCTTCAAGGTAGACTTCAAAAACCTACCACTTTTAGACTTGCACTCTCTCTCTGTATACGCATAATAACTACAATGAATAAAATAATCAACTTCATCGAAAGCGAATGGTCTCGCCCTGCGATAGTTTGCTTTACCATCTTCCTTTTCTTTTTCTTTGCTTGGTTTCTTTCTCTCGCTGAGAGTAGAGAGACTAACCGCATCGAAACTCAAACCCAATCTTGGAAAGACCAAGGCTACCCAATCGGAGAATAAATAAAATGAAAATAACTATTGACAAAACAACTGCAATTTGCTTGACGGTCGCGGCTTGCACTTACTTCATCGCAAATAAAATTGGGTGGTTTCAAAAAATGTTTGACACCGTCTCAGGGGTTGCGATCAACGCAATCATGTAAGTGCTTGAATATCAACGACTTGCGGGGCCAGGCCCCGCCCCGCCGCGCAAGCCCTTGACTATCAACGACTTACGAATGTTGCCGAAATTCATTTCGCGAACATGTCAAGCATTATTTACAACTATTTGCGCCCTATTTGCATTCGATTTGTATTCGATTTAATTCAACTTTTTTTCTCTGAGGGCTTGACAACCTCACAGAAATAACCATCATACATACTATGAAAAACATAAATACAGAAAAACTAATTAAATACATTAACGACTGGGCGGAGGAATCCGAGAAACAAGCCTATGAGTGGGGTGCCGATGGTCATTTTTCACTAGCCTACAAAGATCAAGTGATTGCTGAGTTCTTAAGGGACGCCCTTGTGAGAGGTATCGAGATGGACTTGATGAACGAAGAGAAATAGCACTATGAAAAAACTAATACTAATATTCGCCATCTTCGCATCAATCGCGCAAGGTGCAACATTAACTGATTTAATTCTTGCTTTAGAAAAAGTAGAAAGCAATTGCAATCCTTCTGCTTATAACGAAAGCGAAAAAGCGTTAGGTTCTCTTCAGATCAGACCAATCATGTTGGCTGACTATAATCGTATCTATGGCACTAATGTAAAACATGAGCAAATGTCAAACCGCTTGACTTCTCACAATATCGCAATCGGAATCTTTCGTCACTATGAAAAGTATGTCGAACGCAATGGTGAGACATTAAACGCAAAACATCTTGCTTTTATATGGAACGGAGGCGGATCAGCTTGGAAGCGTGTTGCGAATCCAAAGAGCGACCAAAAGCAAAAAAATCTAGAAATTTATTGGACAAAGGTATCAAAGCATCTGTAAGTTACTGGTAGTCAACGACTTGCGGGGCGGGGGCCCGCGGCGCCGCGCAAGTCCTTGATACGCAACGACTTACGCAACCCAAAAAAAGTTTAAAAAAAGAAAAAAAAGATGCGTTTAGGGGTTGACTTTTCCGATTTTCTCTGATACAATACTCGTATGATAACTACAACACAAATCAAATCTGGCACA